AAGTCTATTTGCCAATTGTTCACTTGATAGTAGTTGATTGCATCATGCTCACTGTATTTGTAGGTACCTACTATTGTGATAGATTCTTGCTTAAAAAAGTATTCCCATAAGTGGTTCAATTTATTTTCACAAAGTATTTCAATTCTATATCCCTTATCGTCACTATCCTTTAACCAATACTCTATGAACTTTTTTCCTTTTGCTTTAATTAAAAATTTATTGACTGGAAACAAAGTTTTTGTATCTTGCCATAAAACACTACCGTGCGTATTTTCAAATTGTCTGTTCAAATCTTTAAACATTTCATCATGTTCAATATCGTTGTCATAGAATTCAGGCAAACGATAAATCAAAGGCATCATTTCTTCTTTGACTATTTTGGTACTACCATGAATAAATGTGTTTAAATCTTTTCTAAAATTAGATAGTGGTTGACCTCGCAATGATATCATCATAAGTTTCTTACTAAAGTAATCACGGATGATGTTAGCACGATCCCTATCTTCCTGAATCATTTCGTTGAATAAAATTTTATCAGTGAGATTAGTTGGTCGATTAATTATATTGATACAAGATGCCCTTAATCTTTGCCAAGTAACACTAAGTGCTAAAATATCTTCGGTTACTTCAATTACCTGATATTTTTTTACATTCTCATTTGATGATCCTAAATAAGGATTACCTGGTTCTCCCCAAAATGATTCGGAAATATTTGAACCAATCGCACCAAAAGCTTTAGCCACATCAATTTGATTGATCGCCGATAATGAATTCAAATTGTTTAAGTTGATAATACTAGATGTCATTTTTATCCTATTGAAATATCTTCCATACCTGCGGTTCTTAATTTTACCACATGCCCTAACATGAAGTTTTTTGACTCAAGTGCCTTCATTATACCAAGCCAGCGATTACGCAATAGTGCAACTTCATTAATTAATACCTCAAAGTCAACTACCTCATCCTCACCGTCTACATATTTTTCGGCATCTCTACTAGTCAATACTCTATTATACGCCTCTAGGTATTTTTGAAAATGTTTTCGGCGAATTTGTCTTACTTTGATATTTAAAAATTGTAACACCGCTTCAATCTCTTGTAGTTGATTGAAACGGTGTTCTGTGACACCAGGTAACCCAGAAAGATTTTTTTCAATATTTCCAGAGATTTTTACCTCTTTTTTTGCCATTTCCAATTCTGCTTCACAATGTGTAATAAAATCGGGAATGGCAGATAGATCACTTGTAATACGAGTATACCAATTCATTTAATCCCAATCATCTTGGTCTTCGTAATCGTCTTCATAATCTTCATATTCCTCTTCGGCATCATGCTGTAGAGCATAATCTTTCAGAGCAACACCGATATCTTTATCTACTTTAAAGGCAGCTTTGATATCATCGGCTTCGTGGTCGTTGTCAATCAATAAATTAATTAATGAGTCTGCGGCATCGCTACGGTCATTCAAATCAATGTGAGTGCGTAAGACATCCCAAACTTCAGCAATAAAATCTAAACTCATTCTGCAATTTCCTCTTCTGGTAACGCAGGTACAGTGCTTTGAATTTTATGAGGATTATTAGTAATGTCTGCCATTACTTTATCCAAACAACCATCTTTGTTTGATTCCCATCCCTTACGGAAGTATTTCAAAATCTCACCGTCTGCTGTAGTATATATCAAACTATTGCCTTCTTTCTTCAACAAGCCCTTGCCTTCAGCCAAGTCAGTTAGACCTGAGTAAGGATTCATACCTGTTTGGTAGGGAATCTTAACTTGAACACTTTCAAAAGGTTTAGCATATCGTGTCTTCATAATCTTACATGCGGCACGAATACCCTTGACTTCGGAAGTTTTATTACCATCTTCGTCTTCTTTCAATTTCAACTTACGCATGGCAACTACAATACTACTTGCATAAATGAAACCTTGACCACCACTAATTTTATCATCTGGGTCAAACATATCTTGACTTGCATATGTGTGGTTAGTTGCAACTAAACCAATGTTCAATGAACCAAACATATTAACACAATTACGAACAAGTGCAGTCAATGCTTTAGGTTTACGACCCATGTCACCCTTCATATCACCTGCATTGAATTGATTAACATCAGTTGGGGTTAGTAACATACCCAGCGAGTCCAATACGATTAATACTTTAGGACGATCATCTTCTGGTAATGTTTTATATTGTGTAACGAATTCACTAATCATTTTAGCAACATCATCAATCATTGCCATGTTTAACTTTAATAATTTGCTTTCGTCTGTATCAACACCTAGTGCATGTAACCATGCTTCATCAAGTGCATTCTCTGTATCAATTAAGATAGGAAATATGCCTTGCTTTTGTGCATTTGCAATTAAATTACCTGAACAGATAAAACTTTTACCTGCTCCTGATTCACCTGCAAAAACTGTAACTTTACCTAATGGAATGCCCTTGTCAAAAGTACCTGAAATAAGATAGTTTAATGCATAGTTGTTTGTACTGACCCAATCGGTAGGGTCGTTAAAGCCGATACTTAGTCCGTCAATAGACTTAGTAAGCGACTTCCTGAATTTTGATATATCAAATGGTTTAGTCAATTTTATCTCCTAATTGTGTCTTGTATAGTTTATCAGAGATTGATACTTTATCAAACATCTCCGGGCATTTGTCTGCGAGGTTATCAATCTCATAGTCTTGTGGGAAATGCCGTAATGCGGCTCTTGCTCTATCTCTCACTATACTTGGTACTCGTGGAGTGCGACCTGGATCACACAATTCCTCAAGTAATTTTTTGCCTTGCTTAAGGGCGCGATAGCGTTCGTCTGGTAGTGTCATGGAATTCTCCTTGAGACAAGGGGCCGTAGCCCCCTGTTTCCATTAAGACTTAGTTTGTCTTGCACGGATCATCGCTAAGATGTCTTGTGCTTTATCGCTACTAGGAGTTGTCTTTGGAACTACAACTGGTTCATTGAATGATTCTTCAGCCTTGCTAACATCATCTTCCCATGGTGCGGATGTAGAATCTGATGCAACTGGTGCTGTAGTTGCTGTTGATTGTGTTGTGCTACCTGCTGGAGCTTCTAAGCCCCATGGACGATAGTATTGTCCCCAACGCTCAACATCATATGGTTGACCGTCAACGCTTGCCTCAAACATTTCTTTAATGATGCGTAGTTCTGCTTCGCCTGGCTTCTTTGGTAAGAAGTCTTTTAGATTAAACAAACCATGCGCTTCAATAGCGGCTTGTTCTGCTTCAGTCAATGGACTTTCTTTACGAGCCCAGTTACTTGTAGAATAGTCAGCATAACCACCCTTGCTTGTTTTCTTGATGTTGAAATCAAGACCACGCAAATAGTCTGTTGGTAATTCTTCAATCTCTGGATCCATCAAACCAGCCTTAACGATTGGAATGATTTGTGGGCTGATGATGAACTTACGAATTGGGTTCGCAGGAACTTTATCGTCACCTAGTGGGTTTTGACGAACAAATCCTTGGAAGATATAACTACGCTTCTTCCAGTACTTGTTTGCCATTTCTTTCAATGTTTCGTCTTTGTACCAAGGACGAACTTCTGCTAAGATAGGGCAACTGTCACCATACATTTCTACGCATGGTACTTGTACCTCAAGACGCTTGTGAGTAGGATCACCCTTGACCCCATTGAATGGAAGCTTGATGATTTGTTTTTCAACCCAGAAGAAGTCGTTCTTTGAATCACCATCAGGTAAGAAACGAATGCTAGCTGTAGTGCCTTCGTCCATGTTCCAGTGGGGATATGTTGAGTTGTCAGACTGAGTTGTAGAACCCTTGTTTTGTGACTTGTTTTCTTGCGCCGCAATACGAGCGCGGATTTCTGCTAATGATGCCATGATATTTTTCCTTATATAAATTGAGATGGTCTCTTGTTTTTAATATTCGCCACTCACCATGAGTGACTAACACAAGTGCTAGTGTAGCAAATCACTAGTACCTCTGTCAATAGTATTTATCCCTAATCAGGGAAAATAGATTTTTTATATTGATTTTTGATAAAATTTTATAGTAGCGTTTACTCTACGCACACTATGGCTTATTCCACAATATTGATTGCAATGTGACATGACATCTCTAATCTTATCGATGCCATACCAAAACAATCTCAGGTCACCTTTTCTATTTAACTTGAATCCTGGAAACTTATGTGAGAAACATAATCGTGCAACACCATCCATGTCAACCATAATGTTTCTATTGAAACTATTACAAATTAATTTCTTTGTGCCTCTACCATTCCAACCCAACAATGCGTCTTCATTACTATGTACACTGTCATGATACATTTCTACTGTATCAATATATTCTGGATCTAAGTTAAGTTTATATTTTGTATTACATTCATGTAATATCTTTTTTAATCCTTCATGGTCACGAATTACATTGTTCTCATAAAACTTGTCTGCTCGTTGTTGACCTTCTTTGTCTATTAATGTACCAAACATTGGTTGAAGCCAATTTAGTTTTAATTTATCAGCACCTAACTCATTCAACACAAAATCATAAAACTTGTCCAAATCTCTATAATTTTGTTCACACATAACTGACATCGCATATATAGGAGTTGTTTTGTTTAATAGTTTTCTAGCTTCTAATAACAACTTAATAGCATTCACTGCCATATCAAATGAACCAACCACGCCCCTAGTTGAATCATGTACTTCTGCCTTATAGCTATTCAATGATATAGTAATTTCTGTAGGACCTTCAGTAATTAATCTTTTAGCCATAGATAAATTAGTTACCATTGTGCCATTCATAACTGACAAACATCCTAATCCTAATGCTCTACATTGTCTAGTAATAGGCCAATATCGTTCTGGGTTCATCAATGCTTCGCCACCACATATAACAATTTTACCATTAGGATTCAATTCATAAAATTCATTGATAATTTCATTGCGCTGTTCTATATTAATATGTGAGGGCAATACTACTTCTTCCCTAGTCCAATACATGCAGGTTTTGCATTTAAGATTGCATTGCAGATTAGTATCTAAGAATAAGAATTGTGGTGGATTTATCATTTTGTTAATATCACTGGTTCTGGTTGTGTTCCGTTTATGTCATCACCTGATAACAACCAAGTCTTTTCATGCTTGACTTGAATTTTTGGATCACCCCAAATTGTGTATCCTATGCTAGATACTTTGCAACAAAAACTAGTGTCTTCAGATAGAAAAGTATTTTCATATTCGTGTGGTACTGGGCTAAACCAAGGAAACTCTAATGATTCAAAAACTCCTGCTTTAACAGCCATGAAGCCCATTCCAGTTGCTCCCAATTTAATTCGGTCACTATTCAAATCCAGTTGAGTTCTTTCTATCCAATGAAGGTGTTCGTAATTATCTACTGTTTCTGACTTAAATTTGATTGCCTGAGCATAGGTTTTATTATCATGTTGCATATAAAATCCAGTGACAATTTTATGATCATTGTTACTTATCAGTCTGCCCAAGTCCTGTGGTTTCCAAATACAATCATTATCTATCCAGATTATCCAATCATATTCTATTACCCCATTGAAGGGTTTAAATGTTTTAGGGGGTGATCCTCTGCCGCCTAATAACCAATTTCTGCAATTATAAACTACAGGGGTATAGGCATTAACAGTCTGGTACTCTATGTTATTTCTATGTAGTGACTTAACCGTGTCATTCCAAGCAGATAACCAATTTTTACTGAAGTAATCTCCAGGTAAACAAAATACTAATTTCATTAAATTATTTAATGCGTATTTTGTTTACTATAAGATTTTTACTTTTTGATAAGTCTTAGTATAGCATCGAGGTCTTCTTGACCTTCTGCCACCGCTTGTGGGACCATGTTGATAAAGTTTTCGTTAGCACCAACTAATTTACCACGCAATGGGTTCTTCTTAGTAATCTTTTCGGTTGGGCCTAATTGACCTACACGCTTTTGGTTAGCATCTAGGTCTTCCGCCACACCTTCATCTAAATCATCATAATCATCGTAATCATCAGCGTCTTCATCGGCATATAAATGTGCAGTTGCTTGTTTGTGTTCGGCAATCAATGCACTACTGATCTTTGGACCTAATGCATCTTCATGAACATCTAGTTCGTCACCATCCATTTCAGTACCGTAGAACACTTTTTGTCCATTCTCATAAATGAAGTAATAGAAATCACCATCATTGTCTTGTTCTGATGTTACCGTATATGTATGTGAACCTAAACGATGTTGAGTTTTTGCTGTATGTTCAGCATCACTGTATGATCCTTGTCCAGCCTGTCCTGGGTGCCCAACTTCTGGTTGACCAATAACCTCTTCATCCATTTTTTCACCTTCAGGAATACCTACTGGATTATTACTTTGCATTCCATCATCTTCGGTTAGACTATCAGCCCATTCTGACAACTTACTAATTTCTCTGTCAATAGTAGACTCGGCTACCTTCTTGTGTAATCTAGATAATATTGGCATTACACTTTCAATTCTTGGATCTAATGTTTCTTGAACAAATAATTCATTTAGATTAGTTTCTTCACCTTCATTTTCCATTAATGCTGGTGTCCAACTTTCAAAGTAAGTATTATACCCACGCTTGCTTGTCATACGACCCAATGATTCTCGTAGACTTTGATAATGTGCAATACCCTCATTAACTAATTTTTGTGCTGATTCATTAAATTGTCCGTTGCGAGTAGCACGAACAAATCCAGCCATTTTACTATATTCTTCGCAAAGGCTTTGGATATGTGACCAACGATCATCATTTACTTTGCCACCTTCAGCAATGTGTCTAGCATATACTCGTGCAACACCAGGCTTTTTAGTATCAAGTAAATAGCGTTCACCTAATTGATTCTCAAGGAATATTCTGTTGATATTACGATAGCGTTGTTCACCTTCTTCAATGACACGGCTGTGTTCAATTACGATTTTTACAGTAGGAACTGCATCGCTATAACTTGCTTTTTTACCCATAGGATAATAACCTTCCCCTAGTTGATCTTTATTTTTCATATGCTTCCTTCTTGCCATATCATTACCCAATTTGTCCATGTCTTTTAGAATACGACCTTCAAATCCTTCTCGTGGCCACCATTGTGCTATTTGTTTTAAAAATCCCCACCAGCTATCGTCATATCCTATTCCGGGTGTGGGACTATCAGGACTTTGTGTTACATCGTCTTTATAATATAAAACTACTTTTCTATCATCATCTACTGTAGCAAAAACATCTCCATATGACTTACCATCTTTGGTAAATGTAAATTTGAAAACATCTGCTTCATCTTCTAATGGCGTTACTTTACCAGTAGCATCCATTGGAATAGGATTGTATTTGGATAATACACGAAATAGTTTGCTGTTTAGGGTTTCTTTGTTTATTGGCATATAAATGTATTTATCAAATTATACGCCAAGTACGGCAAAGAATGGCAATGGGGCTATCATTTCTTCATGGTCTTTGACATAATTATCCAATTCAAAATGATATGATCCTAATTCTTGTATCATTCTAACTGTCAGTAAGCTAGCCATTATCAAGTCGTCAGTATCCCCGATCTTAGCAGCATAGCTGCCGGCATGTGCAACAAATGCTTTTAATTCACTGATAAGACTACGACTATTTATGGTTAATTTCTTACTTTCAATTAGTGTTTTGAACTTGGCACAAGCAGTTAATTTGCTTTTATTAGTGGTGTTAAAGCCTTTACGCTTTTTACCTGGTTCACTTATGAAAGTTCCAGGGATATTGCTTTCTCCATACTCATTTAGTGAAATCAATGCAGCTTCACCTATGCTGTTATTTTCTACAGAATAATAAAGATTGTTTGGTTCCCCCGTACATTCAGTAATATATTTGTTGATTTGTGCTATTAATTTGATTTGGCTAGGTATGTCTGTTTTATTATGTTTCCACTCACCCACCTGCGTGGCCGTATTTGCTTCAAATATTTGTATTGCTGCTGGATCACTACCTGTACCTAAACTAGGATCAAGTGCTACTGTGTATATATTACCCTTAATAGGTTTTTGATACCAGCGAACCTGCCCCATTCTACTGATTGGTTCTATGCCCTCCATCATGATTAATGTATTAGGGTTGATAAGTGTTTCATCAGCAATAATGAACTCACAACCAATTTCACGATTGAAACGATCTTCACCTAATTGTGCTTTCATTTCATCGGCCCATTTTTGATCACGGCCTGGTTGTTCGTTCCAATAAGCACGGTATGCTCTGAATCCGTTTATACCCAACTCGGTTGTATTTCCAAACTCATCTTCTGTCTTGTTAGCACCCTTCCAGATATAAGCAAACTGATCTTCGTCACTGTTTGGTGTGCTAGTGATAATTGCTTTACCACCAGTACTTAATGTAGGAGTAATAGCAGTCCAGAATTCTTTAGCGATACTTGGTCGAACGAATGCAAACTCGTCAAGATACAATAGTGTAATAGACATACCACGACCAGTGTTTTCAGTAGTTGTGGCACTGACAATACGACTACCATTTTCAAAGTCTAAACTACCTTTGTTGTATGTTGTCACACCTGCTTTGATATAATCTGGACATGCTTCATATGCATAACGAATACGCTGCATAATCTCCTGAGCACCTGTGTATTTGTGTGCGGCAATAAGAATTGTTGAGTCTGGTACGAACATAGCATACCACAATAGATATCCTGCGGCACTTGTTGACTTACCACTTTGTCGAGGCATCAAACTAATACTAAAACGATATTTGTGATATGTTTCAATCAATCGTTCTTGATAGGGCCACGGATGATACAACATACTGCCCTTAGTAGGGTGTTGAATCATAAAGAAGTTATCCATGAAGTATAGATAACCCGTATTTGGATCGCAACACTTTACAAAGTCTTCTAACTGTTGTTGCGTAAACTGTGTTTTAGTATACGGGGTTTTTACTAAAGTTTCACTCATGCTATATTTAGCTAATGAATACTACTATTTAGAAAATGAATCTTCGCCTGTAATATGGGGCTGTGCGAACCACAGTTTGAACCATTCTTTGTCACCAGGACGAATGTTGTGTTCGCGCATGTACTCAGCTTTTTTAGCTGATGTAGAATAGTCAGGTGTTTTTGCTTCACCTGTGATTTTTCCTGACCCACTCAAACGCTTTAACTCATCAAGTGTCATATCTTTTTCAGGAGCAGGTTTATACTCCTTCATGGATTGATAACCGTTTTGTAGTTTAGCTTGTTTGAATGGATCGAACATTAATATCCGCCTGTTAATGTACTACGCTTCCAAGTATTTGTAGCGGTGCATATATAGATATAATTTGCATCCCAACAGATTTGCCCAGGTGTTCCTGTAGCATTTGAGGCTTTAGTTGTCTGTGGTGCTTTTAATATACCAGTCAATGTTATGTTATTAGCACCAATGTTACCGGCATAGTCTTTTAACTGTGGACCGTATTTGAACTCACCGTTATCATAAGTTACAATATTACCTTGACCATCAGTTGAGGCAACTGAACTCACAAAGAATCCGCCATTTACCGATAATGTAGAACTACCATTAAATGCGATATTACCATCAGTTCTTAATTCAATGATATCATTTTGATTACTGTCTTGTACTAGGACATTGCCAGGTGTAGTTAATTTATTAGAGTCATCAAATGTCCAACTGTTTTCTGAACCAGCTACAGTTATAGTAACATTAGCATTACTATCTAATGTTAATGTAGTGTTGCCATTAATTAAATTTGCTTGTAATCCTGTGGCACCGTTGACTTCTAAAACTCCGTCATAAACTGTTAGTCCCGCAACGTTTGCGGTGTTTGCTGAGTCTGTCATATAGATAGTACCTGGACCTAACCACAAGTTAGCCCAACGATGTGTTGCATTTCCTAGGAGGTATATGTTATCAGTTGAAGGGTTGACATTTCCAGCAGTACCTGCGTTTAAGTATGTAGCAACATTACTATTTCCATAACTTCCACTACTGCCTGGAACTACATTTAAGTTACCTTGACTATTGCCAATATATAGTGAATAGTCTGTAGTGTCAACTACTAATTGACCAGGACGAGCATTGCCATCATAGTTTGCCAAGTCATCCTTGATGTGTTTGTCTATCTGTACATATAGACCTGTAATTTCGTTGTATGGTGGTGGTGTAGACATAAAAAAATACTCTCATATAGAGAGTATTTATCAAAGTTTTGAAACTTACTTGATATCCAGTGGTCTTTTCTTAGTTAGAACCAAGCAATAGAAGTGTTCTTTAACTTCTATTTTTTCACTATTAGGGTCATTATCATCACTAGGGAAAGTAGCATCAAATGACAATATATCAAATGTGTCAACACCAAACCCAGTACGGTCAACCAATGCAGCCAACTGAGTTTTTCCTAAAATGCTATAGTGATTTAGATTCCATTCATGCTGTCTATCGCAATCTGGGGCTGGTACCTCAATGTATAATTTGCCGTTTTGCTTTAAAACACGGTTATATTCCATCAAAGTGAAAATAGGATAAGGACTATGCTCTAAACTATGTCTACAGAAAATGAAATCTACACTTTCATCATAGTATCCATCTTTTTGTGGCAAAAAGCTTAAATCATACTTCTTAATTGTATGTCCTTTATCTTCACATGCTTTTATATCATTTGGACTTAATGTAATACCAATTAAATCAGTATACCCTCTATTCTTCATTGAATCTAGGAAATAACCCACACCACAACCTGCATCTAAGATTTTAGCGTCTTTACTTATGTTTAATGGGTCAATATATTTTTTTACAACTTCTTCAGTCAAAGCCTCATGCATTTGACTAGTACCTTCGTCATAGATATGCGCAGTGTATAACCATTCGTTGTAAAATTTTAATTTAATTAGGTCTAAAGTGTTATTGATATCAATCATTGAAAATCCTGTAATTTGATATAATTACTTATTCTCAATACTGATGTTTGTTATTTTTTCTTGTAGCCTTTAAATGGCTTTACTAAACTCGTAGTGTTTGTATCCTCAGGTTCTTTACTCTTGCTCCAAGGTAGCATAGTTTCTTTTTCTGTAGGAATTACTTTTTCTGCTTGAATAAACATGTTGTATTCTTCTTCTGTGTATGGATGATAACTCCAGAAGGGTCCTACGATTGTTTCATGGTCAACATCAATTGGTTCACCTGTACCGTTTGCCATAGCTAACGCCAACCCAGTTCTATACTGATGATATGTAGGGTAATAGCCACCTGGATCCCGTGATCTAGTGAAACTTCGTTGTGCTGCCTCATGATGTGAATGAGTCTTAGCAACTGTTTCAGTTAGAAACTCGTGTGCTCTCATTTTTTCTTATACCCTTTGAAAGCATTAATTGGACTTACTTTATGTACATTATCCATTTCACTACTACGGTTGTCACTAAGTTTTTTAATTTTCCCTGCTCCAACTGACTTAGCCGCTGCATTAATAATTTCTAATTCTACATCTGTATATGTAGATAACAATGGATCACCTGCCATTGGGCCATTAGGTGGAGTAGGATAATCAGGAGCACCTGCCATAGCAATACCAAATCTCCAGGCTATATAAGGACTACCATTTGATTTATTGATACTCAAATCAGGCATAGAAAGAGCACCTTTAATAGCATCCATATGACTATCTGCAAAATTATTAGGCTGTGCTGGTCCCTCACTAGTTCCTTCAGTAATAAACTCTTTTGCTCTCATTTTGAATTCCTTAATTCTTTTGCTCTGTTTGTATCAACAATGTATTTTCTGTAGATAAATCATTTCCATTAGGGTAGCCATCAAGTTGTAGGTCTAATCCTGGGCTGTCTTCACCAATCCATGTAACATCTGCTGATATAAAATGAAATAGTTGTGCTGTATTACTGAATGGGGTTACCAATATACGCACATTGGAATCAAACACATCCATATCATACTGTGTCAAATAGTTACCATTAAACATTGTGCCCTGGCCACTCCATTTTACCCCAGAATCATCATTCAATACGCTTGCGTTCAAAGTTATATATTGGCTATCTTGATTGCTAACATCCTGTGAATTGATTTGAAACACGCCCTGAGTAAAAGTACTTACAGGGGTAGTATATATTACTTGCGTAGAATTACCTACACTATATGCATTGCTAGTGAAAACAGCAGTAGAAAATAACTGAGTGAAATTGTTGTTGGTTTTTTGGAAGGCCGTGCGTAACGGATCACCTTCGCCATCATTTGGCGTTGTACCAATATTAATTATTTCTTGTGTCATTTGAAGTAAATCCTAGCCTATAGTGTATTTATCACTATTTTGGTTTATTTAAGTTCTTCAAAAATGCGTTTCTGCGTGGTATACCAGTCAATAAAACTATCATGAACCGCAGAGCATTCATAGTATGAGTTATAATTTTCAGTGACCGTCTTGGTTAAATCAATTATACTGATCTTTTCTCCATCTATTGTCTTTAAAACTGGGCATTTATTTAACAATTGTTCAGGTGCAACTGGGAATTTAGGTACAACCGGTACAGGGGTAGCACATCCTGCAAGTATCATTGAAGCAATAATAATTGGAAGTTTTATCAATCTCATGATTTGTCCCCTACGATGCTGATATAATCATTGCTTATCCAGCCTTGGTTATTATTATGCTTTACTAATGTAAATTTACCATCTTGCTTGACAACTACTACAACTTCCCCGGGAGATAGTTTATCTATTTTTTTACTAGAATGGTCTGTGGATTCTCGTAAATTACTCCACTTTTTTGCTGTAGCTGATATGATTTTTTCTTTAGGTACTGTAGGTTGTACTACAGGAGCTTCAACCTTAGTTGGTGCTGTAGGGGCAGTTTCAGGTGGTTTGGTAATTTCTATTGGTTTATTTAATGCTGCGGCATTGTGTGCCTGTATGATAATATTTGGAATCGCACAAGTTTCTACGAATTTAACTACTTCTTTGTCTACTGCGACTTCTCTATCAATATATTTAATAATATCCTGTCCACGATCATGAACTACTTTGGTTTTTGTAGTTAACTGAGTTACTATTTCGGTGTTTGCAGTTTGAGCCTTGACTTCATTTTCTGCTACTTTGGTCTGTACTTCGCTAACTTTTAATTTCCATACATTTTGATCTGCTAATCCACCCTCTAAATATAGACCAAAACTCAATAATAATATTCCCACAACCTGTACAGGTAGAGTATATTGCTTGATGAAGGGTATAAAATTAAGAACAAATCCAGCAATAGTTGCTACTACGCCTGCAAAAAAGATGATATGAGTTACAAAATCAGGTAATATTGATAAGATCCACATGCATATATTTATGCTAGGTTAAAGTAAGTATTTGATTTTAGCCAATTAAAATATAAGTTAAAGCCTTCTGGTACATCAATTTTAGGGTCAAAACCAAAATCTTTGCGGGCAGCATCAATATTTAATGCACCTCTGCTAGGGAAATCAGGGTCTCTATCATTAACTACTATCGTACCTCTACCCACTAATTTTAACGCCATTTGTGCTGCCTCTAACAATGTGACGCTGTGGCTTTTGGTAATGTTATATGTTTTGTTTTCTGTATTGTTTGACAGTGCGGCGGCTACTATTCCATCTGCGGCATCTTCTACATAGGTAAAATCTAGTGTTTCATTCGCACCATTAACTTTAATAGTTTGTCCACGCATTGCTGTAAGTAAAAATTTACTTATAACCCTATCTTCTACATCAAGTGGACCATAAACAGCACTGGGTCTAATAATAGTATGCACTAGATTAGTCTTACGGGTATAATCTTTAACTAGCCATTCTCCTGCTAATTTCATAATGCCATATTGACCCTGTGGTCTACAGATTGCATCTTCTTTCACATCGTCAACAAAGTCACCATATACCATACTACTACTGATATAAATGAATTTGCGCACATCATAATTATTACTTGCTTCCAACAAGTTGAGCAATCCTTCACTCATTGTACGACTACCCAACGCAGGGTTAGCGTTTACTACTTTCTGTCTTGGGAAACTAGCCATATGAATTACAATTTCTGGCTGTTCGATGTTGAAAACTTTACTTACTTTTTCACTATCACAAATATCATACTTGTAATAACCAGCTAAGTTGATTTTCTTTGTTCGTTCTTCAACGAGATAATCGATTTCATCTTGAGGAATGATGCCGTAGTTAGTTTGTGTGTCCATAATAGACACAACATGACCTTGATCTTGTAGTCGCTTAACTACATTGTGACCAATGAGTCCCAGACCTCCGGTAACCAGTATATTCATTCGTATTTCAACTTCCAATATGTTAATTGTTTAGGTGTTAAATATGCTTTAATTTGATATAGATACCCATATGTATCATAACTAATGATACGATGCCAACTTGGTTTAGGAGCAGAGTTTTCCATAACCCACTTACCAGCTTCAGTTTGTTGCCAGTTGTAAATAGGTTGTGCCACATATAAGTCAGGATCTTCTACATCACCCATTCTGAATACATGAACAGTATGACTTATTATCTTGGCTTCTTCTATATCAATCATACAGCCATCTTTGCTTTAATTTGTCTATCAATCTAATTTCCGAATGAGGTGATTTTTAAAAACACTTTTGCTCGGCATTATACCTTTAGCCATTCTACTGATAGTAGCATGGACATTAGCGATACTGACATTGAATTCATCGGCAATAGACTTTAACCCTACTACTTGT